CTTCAACGTGCTCATCCGGCCGAGCAGCGTGCGAGACTGCTTCTGCGCCATGTTGGTGTACTCGCTCTCCAGCCCGCGCATCAGGGCAGGAATCGCGACACTGGCGGGAATGCCTGCCAGGCCAATGTGCTGAATCTGATCAGCTGTCAGACCCAGCTGCTTCTGCAAGATCGCTAGCGCCGGGATGTGAAGTGACACGAGCTCGCGAATATCTTGGCCCATCAGCTTGCCGCGAGCCGCCATCTTCACGATGTCATCGGTGAAGGACTGTACAGCCGTACCAGAGAGGCCCAGGCCTGACATCGCGTCGGCCATCACTCTGAGGTTGTAGTTCGTATCCTTGACCGAGAAGCCGAAGCTCAACATCGACTTCGCAGCCTCAGTCACGTCCTGGAACGAGAACGGAGTGTACGCTGCCAGGTGATAGAGCGACTGGAGCTCTCTCTTCGCGGCATCAGTGCCGCCGAGGAAGTGAGTCAGCGCGACCGTGCTCTGCTGCATGTTCGAGTCGAACTTGAGGCCGAAGAAGGTGGCAGCAACACCGCCAGCCAGGAGCGCCTGTGTACCGTAGAAGAGATACCGGCGAAGCGTGAACATCGCCTGGCTCATCAGGAAGGAGCGCCGAGACGTTGCCTCCATCTTTTTACCAGTTGTCTCGGCGGCGACCCCCATCTCTTCGAGGGACGCGCTGACAGCGCCCGCTTCAGCAGCCACTTCACTAGCGCCAACGAGGGTGGCTCGTACGGTGACGACTTCTTCTTCTCCCAACCCTCCTACGTTCCAGTCAGCCACCGAACATTCTCCCGACTTCGTTAGCGATCTTTACTGCTAAGGCGGTGTCCCTCTTGTCTTGGATCCGTACTGTTTCTTGGGCGATAGCGACATAGAGAGCAAACTTGAGCCCGTCTGTTTCGCTGAGGAAGTCTAGAGGATCCAGTCCTACTGACAGCAGCACTGCTGCTGACTCAACCTCTTCTCGCCCTAGAATTCCCCCATCAGCTCTCCAGTGACGTCCGCACCGGAATCACGCATCCAGCGGATAATCCTCATGTAGTGGTCCACCACTGACATGTCACGATGGCTTCCTCCGAACACGGCCAGGACGGTGTCCCGCGCATTGGCAGCCTCGACATTGAGGAATTCCGCCAGGTTGTGGTCATACACGATCGGGAAGCCATCAGCCATCAGCTGCTGGAGCTCGCCCTCATCGTCACGGAAGTACAGCCCGGTGCACGAGGCGATCAGCCCGTCTTCCGCCAGAGCCAACACCATGTCGGCCTGACGATCACGCTGACCCTTGAACGCTCGCCTGATACGCTTGGCGATCTTCTCGAGCTCCTCGTTGCTGAGAACCCGATAGCGAGCGACCAGCTGACCCTTGTAGTTGGGAATGTCGAGGTCGACCGTCTCGTTGTCGACCATCTCAGCATGCGTCTTGCGCAGCTGATCCATGATCGACCCCTGGTCGACCCCGAACTTCCCTTTGCTCAGGTTTTCTCGATCTTCCATTTCCGTGACGTTCTGTTCGACCGACATGGTTCCCTCCTACCTACGCTATCCGACGTGCGGCTGCGCGTCGACTACGACCTCGATGGAGATCATCGCGGCGTTGCTGCTGGTGCTGTCGTGCTCGGGTGGCGTCACGCTCTTCAGCGTACCGTTGTACACGATGGGAGCCCCGAAGGAGTTTCCGTCGATGTCCAGCGGCTGCTGGTGAATGACGACCCTGCCCTTGCCAGCCTGATTGATCCACTTCTGCATCTTCGTGTGATCTCGCTGAAGCCGATACAGGCGTTCCAGGGTGACGTTCTCCGTGGTCTTGGTGCCACCGAGCGAAACCTGAGGTGCCATCCCACCAGGAAGGTACTGGGTGATGTTGGAGTCGACCTTGCCGCCGGTCTTCTTGTCCCACACACCCATGCCCTCGCCGTTGAGCGAGACGGTGCACCGCCAAGTGTCGGCACGAGTGGGACCACCGTCCGGCTGACCCCTCGCCACCAACTGGCTGTTGCTGACAAGCTGAGTAGTCACGTTCTACCCTCCTAACTGAGATTTTCGGTGATGGAGACCTTGACGACCTCGATGATCACGAACTCACTCATCGGGGACATCCTGACTGCGAGCACGGCGTGGAGCTCTCCTGCCGCGATCGTGTCGTCCGTGTTGACTTCGTTCCCGACGTCGACGACAAACGCCTCGTCGGGGGTGACACCGTACAACGAGCCCTCGTTCCAGTAGGTCAGCAGCATGCCGGTGAGGTCACCACCAAACTGGGAGATCAGAAGACCCTGACCGTCGATCTGGTTGAGGACGTATGCGTCTGCGACATCGTTTGCGTCTGCCGCGATGGCAGTGAACAGGCGAGCATTGCCGAAGTTGAGCCAGTCCGGCTCGGTGTTGGGATCAGCCAGCGAGCGCCAACCGTAGACCTTCACCTGCGCTCGCAGGATCCTGATGACGTCGATGCCGCTGTTGTTGAGCAGCGCCCGGTCGGAGTCGATCCAGCCCTGCTGGCTGAGACCGATGGCGTATCGAGCGATGCCGTTGTCGCCGGCCGCAGGAGCGTTCGGGCTCAGCAGCCCCTCGTTGCGAGAGACCAGCCCTGCGACCAGGCCAGAGGGTGGAGCCGTCCGGGTTGTCCCGGCAGCGATTCCGGGAATCACAACCCAAGGAGCGAAAATCGCACCGTAGCGACCGTTCAGACCGATGCGATCTGACGTGGCCTGAGCCGTGAGTGTCGCGACGATGGTAGTGTCGACGCCGTCGAGCACCGCCGCTCGGTTGTTGGCCTTTGCATGCGCCAGCGTGTCGAGGTGCGCCTGGCTGCTGGTTCGACCAGGCTGGCTCACCAGGCCCGTACCGAGATCCCTGGTGAAGCGGTCCAGCGCTGTCTTGTAGTTGGCGTCGGTGATGGATCCGGGGTCGTCAGCGCCGGTGGCCAGCGCCGCTGCTGCCGCCACGACAGGATCGAGGACGCTCGCACCCTGGGTGATGGTCACGTAGTCGCTGCCAGTGCCCCAGGCCACACCTGCTGCGGTGTCCAGAAGGTCACCAGACTGTTCGACGACCACGTTGTTGTACTGGATCTGAATCTGGTAGGTGCCACCGACTCCACCGGCGAGCACTGCCACCTTCAGATTGTTGCCCCAAGATCCAGACGAATTCGCCGTGACGACCAGAGAGGTCGCCGCGCCCGCGTCCTGCAGATTCTTGAATGCTGCGACGGATGCTGCTCCCGTCACGCGGCTGACATAGCAGCGTGCGCCACCCTCGCGGAAGAAGAGCTCCACCGCGTCATACAGGGGCGACGTTGCCATCCGGTCGCCCAGCTTGTCGATGAACGCACCGAGGCTTGTCACCAGAATCGGTGCTGCTGCTCCACGAACGGTCTGTCCCGCGATGAACCAAGTGCTGGTGTCGGCAGGAACGCTGCGCGGAGGCAGTGTCGTGCTCTGGCTAACGGTTACTCCGGGTGCTCCGGTCACGGTCACTTGCTGGCCTCCTTCCTACCAGATTCGATTTCTACCAGCTTGCCCTCATCGAGCAGCCGCTTGAAGTTGTCGTCCTTGGACTGCTCCGCGGACGGATTGACTTCGTCGCCGGGTCCAAAGAACTGTCCCGGGACGATCTCCTCGGCATGATCGCCGATGAAGCGATAACTCTTTCCCGTTGCCATCTCACTCCTTCCCTTCTACGGTTATCCGTCCCGGATCTTCGATCACCACTGGCACAGGGGCTGGGACCGACGTGTCGGGCACCTTCGGTCCAGCGCCCTGGGACTTGACCATTCCATCTAGCATCAACTCGAAAGTCCCCGTTGCAGCATTCAGCATATCAGGACTTCCGACATCCACTAGGTCGTACGACTCGCCTGACCAGGCGATATCTGTATACATGACGTTCGTTCGCTGTTGTAGCATGATCGCTCTAACAGCGGATGCGTACAGCTTGGACATCCTTGAAGCCGACTCCTGGTCACGGGCGCTGATTATAGCTGAAACGCCGAACACAAAGGCCGACCGCCACCAACCCTCGCCACTCTTGGTGGGGCGAGAACTTGTACCGGCGCTGACTACAACGATTGCCGGCGTCTGGTTGTGCGGCTCGTGGCGGAACTTCTGTAGTGTGACCCAGGACTTGATCTCCGGTATCTTCGAATAGTCCAGACCCTTCTGCCGACAGAGTTCGGCCAAGTACGTGGGCATCCAGTTCTCAAGATTTGCAAGAATCTGATCCTCAATCTCATCGACCGAGATGATATCCTTGAAGACGTC